CCCCACCAGCTGCACGAATATCTGCAGGTACTTTTTCTAAAGCCATAACAGCTACTGCACCAGCATCTTCTGCAATTCCTGCTTGTTCTGCATTGACAACATCCATAATAACTCCACCTTTTGTCATTTTAGCGAAGCCTTCTTTTAAAACATCAGTTCCTTTTTCCATGAAATATTCTCCATAAATAATTTATAAAAATATAACACTTACTATATTTTTCATAACTTATAATTGTTTACCTAAATTCAACAGTCGTGTCTACAACGAGTTAATTATAACATACTTAAAACATTCTAATCTATTAAAATATTATATCAAAAATAGGTTTTAAATTTTATCCCCCAAAATTAAACCCTTATCCTCGTACTGCGTTTATAAAAAATGGAAGTAATTAAGATAAATTTCTCCGTATTCATCTTCAAATCTGATTAATGCTCCAAGGTTATCTTTATAGATTAATGTTGCTTTTTCCCCATTACTCCATTGTGTGCCTACTTCCGATTGTTTTAATTCATTCCATGATACATTTAAAACTGTTTTTTTGTTTATTAGTGTGAATGCTGGTTGTTCTTGTATGTATTCTTCAGGTGTTGATGTTCCATCAGGTAATAAATGTTTTACTGTTTCATTAACTGATTTGTATCCGTTGATTTCCTGTATTTCTTTTATCTTGTTAATTAAATTTACTTCAAGTTTTATAGTACTTCTTTCCATTATTTAATTCCTCCTTTAAAAAAATAATAAAAAAATTATAGTCTTTATATTAAATGGATTATAATGATGACTATAATATTTATTATAAGCATTATTGCGTTTCGTGTCCTGTTTTCTTCATTTTTCATTGAATATAATAATACTACTGCAAGTATTATTAAAATTATTTGAATTAATGTTAATACTGTGGTTATCATAATTCCCCATCCCTTTTATTTAAATATTAGTAATGACATATAATTTATTATAAATTATTTTAAAGAGGGATTAATTTTAATCCCCCATTAGGGATAATATTATTGATATTATCCCCATAACCATATTTATTAGAAAATATATGTCATTTTTATCAATGTTTTTCACCTCCTTGTAGTTCTATTATTATATTGGTTACTATACTATATAAAGGTTTCTATTTTTTACTACTTATTTTTATAAAAAAATAAAAGAATTGTTGATAAAACAACAATCTTATTGATACAAATCTGAGAAAATCCAAGCTGGATCATACGCTAAAATCGTACCATTCATACACCAATTACTTGAAACACTGTTTCCATCTAAAACTGCTGCAGGGTCACGATAAATCCAAGAACCCCCAGTATACTTAGAATGTTTCAATCTGAGCCTTACATGCCCAGTCCCACTTCTACATCGTACATGAATGAATTGTACATTATAACCTAATGCAAGTCCTAAACGGTAAAATAATTGACTTGAATCAGTACAATTAACTCCTTGCTTATTATATATCTTATTAATAGTTTCCTGAGTATTATATTTGGAGTTATAATAATATCCATATCCTCTTCCTCGGATTTTGTTCAAGCAAGAGTCTATATCTGTTACACCACCAAATTTGTCGGTGAACCTTTTTAATGTGATGTCTGTGGTGTCGCTGGTTGTTCCGTTGCCATGTGGGTCTTCAAGATAAACAATAGCTGGACTAACACCATTTAATACTTCATAAGCTGATACACGATTAGCCATACTAACATAACAATTCTTATAATACTTTGTTCCATCAGTATCAGACACATAATTTGGGAGGAAACTTAAATCTTTATTATCAAATATTGCACATTCAACAAACTCTGCAATAAGACTGTCTTGTTGATAATTCGTACCTCTCTCTTTAATTGCTTTTATAATTGTGCCATAATCAGCTACACGATTCATGTAACTATACACTTGTCTTGTATTAAACTTTTTATTATTATTCACTAACCAATAAGCAATTCTATTCATCAAATAAGTGTATTTTGTAAAACTAATATGTTCATTAACCATTTATTTTCATCTCCTTTTTAAATTTTAAATCATCTAAATATTCCTTTAAAATACTGCATTTTATTATTGCATCTTCAAAACAACAAGGAACCTCTTTATCACAAGGATCATAAAATGCACATTTTTCACATTCTTCACTAATCATTCCAAAATAATCCTCCTATCAATTTTTAATGTACAATCAGTAATCTTGTTTGTTCTAAACGAGGATTCTCTCCAGCAGCTCCTCTTTTTACAATACCTTCCAACATATAACTTCCAGGGTCTAATCTAATCGGCAGTATTGCTCTACCATTAGCATCAGTTGTTCTTTCATAAGAAACACCATTTACAATAAAATTAATTACCACATTTTCCCCTGTGTTAATTTCAGGATTGGAAGAAATAATTTTACCGTAAACAGAATTTCCATAATTTAATTCTAGTTTAACTCCATCTTCTCCAGCAAGGTCTGATAAGCGACCCATTACTAATCTAGTGTTTTTTAAATCATCCATTGTGGTTTCTAATATTTCTTGTCTTGCAAATGTTTCAGAATGTTCATCATCCACCAAATCTGCATTTAAACCTGAACCTGCTCCATCCACTTCTTTTAATTTATTTAAAATAGTGGTGGGTGTTTCAATGTTTCCATCTTTACCATCTTTTCCTGCAGGTCCAGTATCACCTTTACTTCCTTTATCACCTTTAGGACCTGTTGGTCCTGTTGGTCCAGTATTGCCTTTAGGGCCTTTGAAATTCCCCAGTAATATTTTTTTAACCATTAAAAAAAACCTCTTCATTTATTTAATTATACTCCTATTTTCATTTTCACACCAGACACATTATAACTCATACTTGTACCGCTACTCCATGCACCTGCTTTTGTAATTAATCTCCACCTATTAGGATTAATTTCTGCTCCTCGACTCTTATTGGCTGTGTTAATTGTTTGAGAATCATCACATAATACATAACTTAACTTATCATGTCTTACTTTGAAAATTAAACCAAAATATTTTCCTGCAACATTCCCATATGTGCCCTTTTGGTCGTAAGTTCTATTTGTTCCACCATCACAAACTATATCAACCCATGTACGGCCTTGCTGAGGGGTGCATACTACACTTATTTTTTCGTTTGTTTCTGGGTTCAATAAGATAAATTGTATATTAGAGTTAGTTCCTAAGCTGTTAGGACTCCATGATAAAAATAAGTCAAAGTTTTCAAGATTAAAAGTATCTGTACGATACCCTTCTTGAGTGCTCTGCTTGTAGGGTATTTGTATGGTATCGTGAACATGTGAGTGAGTAATACTTTTATCTGCAATACTGCTTCCTTCAGGCAATATAACATCAGATAAAAAGAAACTAAAATCTCTTGTATTAATATTGGTTTTACCATCCAAGCTTGATTGAAGATCAGTAATATTGCTGATACTGTGACTGTGACTATTGTTAGCTTTACCGTTCAACGCATTAGTCACGATTTTATTCTGTACAGGATTAATAGAAGAACTACTTAATGATGAATCAACAACTGTTTTATTAGCACCATCATCAATATTTTCCAATTTTTTGTCATGATCATAAACAAAACCATTTACACTTGACTGTCTATTAATTCCATATTCATACACCCACATGCCATCATCACTATCCTGATCAAGGTCTATACTATCACTTGTATGGCTGTGGTTAACATTTGCTTTATTTGCTAATTGAGTATTCATTTCTGTTTGTGTAACATACCCTGATAAGTCAACTGTTGTTTCAGTTGAACCAATTTTTTCAAATTTATTATTAACCCAAATATACTCATCATAAATATTACCCTCAACAGAAGCTGAAGTATTTAATTTTAAATACATTACTCCAACTTCCCCTGTAGATGGTAATGAATTTACTATTGTTGCTGTAAAACCAATTAATGAATTTATCTGAGAATTAATATTATTTACTTTCGCATCTATTTCAGTTTCAGTATAATACCTTTCATCATGATTATGTCCAACATTTGATTTTCCACCTAATTTTGAATCAATTTCTGTTTTCTTATAATAATCATTTAAATGTTTAACAGCAATATAATTGCCAACATGTACCTGATAACTATTTGCTCCATCTTCACTAGCTATATTTAAATATAAATCACCAGTAGTTTCATCATGTTCAAATATTGGAGGGTTGGTTTCATCATTACAATAACACCATAGATTTCCTTCAGCATCTCCTGCTAAAGTGAAAAAACCTGGTGGAGGTACTGTAATATTTAATAATGGGTTTGCCCATTTGTCGAACAATTCATCAATGGCTTTACTTACTGTATTGGCATCTGTCTTTAATATGTCGATGTCTAGGAAATCTTCAATGTTTCCTATTTTTGTGCCTAGGTTTGTTTCTCTTAATCTTGCACATGCATTATTTAATGCTTTTCTTTCATTTTCAGTTAGTTTAGTCATATTACACTCTCTCGTTTAACATTACCTATTTTAATCTCTTTATCACCATTTAGATAAGGATTATAACTTATTTCTGTTATTTGTGCTTTGAACACCTCTGAATCTGGGAATCTTACATATACAAAATCCCCTACATTATAATTGTGTCCTGGTGTTTCTACAAGGTCTACTTTTATGCTTTCATTTTTCTCTAACCATTTTGTGTTATCTCCCGAACCGTTTAATTTTTGCCAGCACCCAATCAATACTTCTTCTACTGATTGTTCGCTAGTTTCAAATGGTTCTAATTTTGGATTACAATCACATACTGTGAGATAATTGAAATCTACAAGTGTTGGTAAAGCATGAATATATAATTCTCCTCTTGGTTTTACATAGGGGAATCTTGAAAATTCAAAAAGTTTTGTTGTATCACATGTTAATGATACAAAATCACATCCTTTTAGTTTGAAAGTTACGTTGCCGTACCAGTAGTTGAATTTTGATTGTTTTGTGATTACATTTACTATATTTTGTTTTGAATCACTTTCATCACCAGTATATTCTGCAGTTATTTCTTTATATTCTCCTACTTTTTCTTTGACTGTTTTTGTTGCAGTGGTTGTTGTTTCTGCTTCTCCAGGAGTTAATTTAACTTTTTTACATTTACCATGACCCCATTTGTCTCCTCCACAGTATCCGCAGTAATCTGCGTCACATCCTCCTTTTTTCATGCTGCAAGTTATTTCGCCTTCGTACACTTTTTTAGGATTGTCGGTTAATGTTCCAGTTTTGCCACAGTTTGGGCAGTAGTTTTTCCAGGTTTTTGTGTATCTTTTATATGCTGTTCCTGCACAACAGCCACATGATGGCATCATGTTTACGGTTATTGTGTTGGGATCTCCTGTTGTGACATTTTCAGTTACCTGTTTTTCTACTTCTTTTTCAACATATTTCATGAATTTTATTGACTTATTTTTGTAGTCAATAGTTATTTCGCTTTCATCCTGAATTAGATTCGGTTGTTGGAAATATATCATTGAAGTATTGGGATCATCATCTGCTATTCCCTGATTAGTTATTTCAATTCCTAGTGTGGATGCTCCTTTTATTTTTTTAATTTTGAGAATAGGGTATGATTCGCTGATATATTTTTCAACATCTAAAATAGTACATCCTGGGATTTGACGTGGTGTAATGGTTGGGATTTTATTTGAAGAGGTTGTATTTTGTGTGTACATGAATGGCATGTATTCGTAGTTTTCATAATCTTTTATATAGTGAATATTTTCTTGTACAAATGTTAAAGAAACAGTGTCTATTATTTTTAGTTCATTAGAATTAAAGAAAACATCTTTTTTTGTTGTTAAATATTTTGCAAGAACATATATCAAATATTGGAAGCTTAGTCTTCCACCTGTAATTGATAAGCTGTTTGGTGCTTTTGTTTGAGTTATGCAGTACGATTTGATTATTCTTGCTAATTGTATTATTTCATCCTGTTTTATGATGCAGTCAATATGGCTGTGTGATGGTAAATCTGCACAATCTACAATTTTAAGTGAAATGTTTTCAGAGTTATTGTCTTCAGTGTTGATTATTGCTTCTGCAAGTAGAAGTATCATTTGTCCCATGCCTATTTTAACATTGTAGACTTTGTTTTTTGATGAATCTTCATATATTTCACTATGTGATATTTCAAACTTGTTTGGGAAGTATTTTTGAACATCAAGAAGTACTAATAGTTTTTCAGCACAATCAATAATGTCTTGTATGTAAAAATCATATTCAAATAATGTTGGTGGAATATTATTGTTTACGTCAAGATTGTAAAATTGTCTAAGTATTTTTGAATAATCTACTTCATCAGTATTTTCTGAAGAAATTACTGGCATTATACCTAATGCATTTTTGGTTTCATCACTACTATATGATAATTCATTAGTATTTTCTCCAATTACAACACTTTCTACAATTTTATTGTGTGTTACTCCATAATTTGCAGGTTTTAGTAATTGTATTTCTTTTATAATGTTATTATTTTTTAAAGAATAATTTGTTTTAAATACTAATCCTGATTGTTTTTCAATAGCTTTTAATAAGTTGTATTTTGTTATTGAGCCTTGAACATTGATTAATCTTTTACTATAATCAATACTGTCAATATCTGTTTTTGTAACATTGAAAAATCCTTTCAGTAATTTGTTTAGGAATAATTTACTGATAATGATTGTATTTCCATTTACATGTGAAGCATAATTGGGATCTCGGATATAGAATGGTTTACAATTGTTTAATTCTACAATTATTTCTTCTGCATCTACATCAATAGATTTGTCTATATAATCAAAGGTGCATTCACTATTAATAACAAACAAACAATTATCAACAAAGATTTTGTTTCCTTGTTTGAATAATTGCTTGTCTCTTTTAACATTTGTAAGTTTATGTGATAGTTTTAATGTTTCATATCCTTGATATTCATCAGTAATATGTATTTCTGATAATTCAGTATCTAAAAATTGAAGAATATTTTCTTGATTATCTAAAACAACAACCATACTTTTTATCCTCCTTTTTCATAGTAAATTACATCAGTCACTTTACAATTGATACTGTTTTCAAAATTAAAATGATGATCCAATATGAAAAAACTAGAATCTACACTAATACAATTAGGATCTATCTTGAACCATTCACTATATTTTTCATAGAATACATTTCTATTTTCACAATCAATTTTAATCTTTGTTGTTTCAGGTAAGTTTGTTATAAACTCTCCTTCAAGTTTCATTAGTTGTCCAGATTCTGATTCAATTATTTGTATGCTTGTTGATTCATCTTCACTTAATTTATACAAAATAATGTCTGGTTTTACTTTTCCAATTGTGGTTATTGTTCCTGCGAAACTTTTTCTTAATGGGTTAATATTTCTACTTAAACCACTAGGGATTATTAAGTTCACTTCACAATCATAACCTCCAACCATTGCTTCTGCATCAATTGAATCTTCTATATAGTAATCAAAACATTCTTCAGGTGCGAAAAAGAAACTAATACTTTTTAGAATTGGTGAATCTAATGTGTCTCTTTCAGGATACAGGTAGTCACTTACATATTTCATGATTTCTGTTGATTCTTCAAAATCATCTCCGTAAACTCTGAATTTTAATTTGATTTTTTTATCATCAACATTGACTCTTATAGGGTATTTCCCATCTGCTCCTTCAATTTTATATTTTTCTGTATCAAAATTAGCTCCACGAGGTATTTCTGTTTCAGGACTCATACTTATAAGGAAATATTTGCAACTAACACCATTAATATAGAAATCGCAGTCTTCTCCACTATTTTTTGAATAATATACTGTGATTTGCACATTTTTCATTTCGACTTGGACTTGAGTGACATTGTCAAATGCATCATCAATTTGTAAGAAAAACCTTAAATCATTTAATATTGTGTTGATTTCTGGAAATGGAATGCCGAAATTATGGAATTTTCCACCGAATTTAAAGTTAGTGTCATTTCTAGTGATGTTTATGCTGTCTAAATAGTAATCTAATTCATCATCATCTAATGTTCCAACACCACAAATTAGATTAATTGATTCTTCAACACTTATGTCTCCAGTTATTTCTATTCCATGAATCAGTACATTATTGTTTTCTAATCCTTGCCAGTTGAAACCTTCAAAGAAATGTTTTGTAGATAAAGCTAACTCTGGAGGTTCAAGTAATAAATTTGCAGTGCTGCCTACATCACCTAACAAATATCTTTTTGGAGATAAAGCCAATACTGGATATTCATAACCTGCATATCTTTCTTTAAGTATTAAAGATAAATTACCAAATTCTACAGTTCCATAGTCAAAATCTATGAAATTCCCATAAAAAATTAGATAGATTGGTTTACTTGCATCATATGTAAACTCACAGGATAACTCTTCCCATATGTCCTTAACACTGATTTGATTGGTGTATGAATTTGTTGTTCCATTTACAACACAAACTCTTAAGTTTTTCAAACCTTTTTCAATTTTAGAAGCATTTAACAGTCTTCCTAATGCTGAGAAAACATAAGTTTCACCATGTTCAAGGTTTGATAATGTGAATTCTGATAAATTCAATATTGAATAATAGGATTTATATGAATCAGGAATGTTTACTTTCACTTTATCTGTGAAAACACCTAATAATAATGGACTGGTCATTTCAATATTATGCTCTCCACTACTTTTAGAGTATAAAGGAATATTTGTATCAAAAACAATGTTTCCACTATCATCTTTTTGCCATTGTGATTTTGAAATTTGTAAAATATTATTTGATAATCCTGGAACAGGTTCTTTTACAGTTAATCCTCCAAAATTCAGATTTAGTGTTAAATCTAATGGAGCATCAGTTTTTAAAGTTATGTTTAAGTATGTTAAATCTGTAACTGTATCTGTACTAATTTCAATTTCTTTGTTATTTGCATAGAAATCCCATACTTCCAATTGGGGTTTTTCTACTACAAATGTTGTTTTTGTTGAATGGCCACTATTGTTTTCATCAAGTGTGATTGTAAACAATCCTTCAGATGTTGGAGTTACATAGAATATTAATTCTGCTTTACCATTTGTTGTTGCTTGTCTCCATATGCCTGTGGTCCAGTCATAATATGGTGAATCATATGTGATTTCACAGTCTCCATTTGTGATTATCTTTATGTTTGCCGATATTTCTTCTGAAGGTTTTGTTCCACTGGTTTCAACCATTGTGCATTTTACAGCTACTTTTTCACCGTAACTAACAATATTTGGTTCAATGCTAATGCTTGGAATATAATTTCCAGTTGTATACACTACAATTACTCTTAAGTATTTCATTTCAATGTAACATGGGTTTGTAGATGTATTTTGTGGTAAATCAAATTTAACATCAAAATTTGGAGTGTTAATGTCTTTTCCTTTTAGATTCAAATTATTAAATTGAACTTCATATTCTCCAAAATTATTTCTAGGTGGGGCATTACCTGTTTTTGACAGGTTTAAACTACTTAATATGATTTCTGGATTTGAAAAACTTCCATGTGCAGTTTGACTTATCTGTGCAGAGTATGCTAATTTTCTATATGAATATTGTACTATTATACTCGTTACTTTAGCTGAATCTGGAATTAATCCATCATATTTAAAATCATATCCACGTATGGTTGATGGATGTTTTCTTGAACCATTTCTTCCAGCAATCGCATTTTTATATTTTGCTCCAGGATCTGCATAACCCCAATGTCCCACAGTATTTAAATCATTTGTAATATTTTCAATATGATCACATGAACGATAAGGTATGTTGTTTCCTTCTATATTTTGAACTTTACTAGGATATCTTAAAATACTAGGCAATTTAATAATCCCTCCATCATTTTTTTTAATTTTTAATAAAACCATCATACTCTGAATTAAACAATAAACAGTTTAATTGAAAGCTAATGTAATCTCCTTTACTTACCCCATCAGGAAAAGCAAATTCAACACTCACATATTTAGCACCAGCAGGTATTTTTGATGTTTTAATAGCACATCTTCCTTTATTACCCATACCTTCATTAGCAATATCCATAATTTCCTGATTTTCAATTAATTTACCATCTTTATCGAAAAATACAAACCCAACAAGTATGCTTTCAATAGTGTTTTTTGCATCATAATTAGATGAAAACACAATACTGGAAGCATCATCAGGTATGTGTACTCCTTGATTGTTCTGATGGATTAAAAGAAAAAAAGGAGAAGTTAAATCAACATTCTCCGAGAGATATGTTTCTTTAACTTTCAAAGTATAACCATTTCTAAAAGGAACAACTTCAAAAAAATCACTATATGGGTTGAAATTAAAATCAAAATGTTCACAAACAAACAAACTAGATAAACTAGATTCCATACAATATTGAATATCTTCACTAAATCTGTTAGTTAATGAAACATCTTTACTTAATTTAAATGAATATACATTGTAAGATTCCCATTCATCAGGTTTTACATTATTTAATGAAACCATACATTTATGTGATTCAAAATCGTTTTTATCTTCCAGATATCCATGTTTGTTACTTATGATATTACCGAAGATTTCACATTCTTCAGGATTAATTTTTATAGTTTCCATTATCTTTTAACCTCTCATTCTTTTAATACGATTGTCTCTTTTAATTAAAGCTTCAGCAATGCGGTCAATTAATTTGGAATCAGTTATCACTTCTTTTAAAGTTGTGATTATTGATTTTTCATCAATATCTTCTCCTTCAACAGTAACATTAAGATTATGATCTATTGTTAAATGCACATCATCAGATGTATAAGACACTAAATTATCAGCAGTAGTATTATTCCTATTATGTTCAATATTCTGGAAGTATGCATTTTGATTTGTTTTCATTAAATCAATAATATTATATATTCCATCTGTAATGATTCCGAATACATCTTTAGAACTTCCTCCAGGACTTGCTGAACCAAAACTAACTCCAGAACCTCCGCGGAATATTCCTCCACGTTTTTGGAATTGTGTCATATCATATATTTGACCATTAACCATAGCTGCTACATGGCCTATTCCATTCCATGATCCATGAATCATGTGTCCTGATAATCCCAACATAGATGCTATTTCAATTATCATTTCTGCACCATCAAAACAGTTGCATCTTACTTGATCCCAAACTTGCTGATTACTATATCTTGAATTATAATAAAATTCATAAGTTCCAGGGTTTTGGAATCCTCTTGCAGTTAAGATTTTTCTTAGAAGATTTTCAAAGTTTCCAGGATTTAATTGCGGTTGTTTTCCATCACGGAAATCTTCCACATGATAATCTGAAGGTATTTGAATTCCAAGGAACCATGGGTCTGCTATCCTCCATTTGTATGCAGTATTCATTATTTTATTCACATTAGTATCAGGAATTCCTGCAAAACAAGTATTTGGATTAACACAACCATTAACTCTTGCCAAATCATTAATTACGCTTGTTGGTAAATTATAATCTAAAAGATTTAACCATGATTTGCTTTTATTGTTTTGAGGATGTTTTACTTTAGAATTAGTGTCAATTACTCTGCCTTTTCCTTGTCCTAATCCTCCAGCAGCATAACTTGCTATTGTGCCTTTTGTGGATTTTCCAAAGTTAATGCTTCCACCAGGTAATGTTCTGCCTCCAATTAATCCTCTTGTTGAATTAGTTGCTGGGCCTGCAGGCAGTCCACTACTGAAATGTGCATTGGCTAATTGATTATAGAAACTTGCAATACTTCTATGAAGGCTGCTGAATTTATTGTATGATTGTGTTTGTATGCTTCCTGCAGCTGAAACAATATTGTCTTTCATTACTCCCCATGCATTAGTCATTTTATTTGTTACATCTATTGTGGAGTTACGTACTTGATTTAAGTTCTGGGTTGTTGTTGATTTAATATTGTTCCATGCTTGAGTATTTGAATTACTCATGCTTGTTAATGCAGTGGTTACTCCATTACGTGTTGTTTGGAAGCTTGTTACTACTCCTGCAACTCTCATTTGAATAGCTCCTGCATTTAATGCTATTCCTGCAGTTAATGTTGAAAAGCTTGTTCCGATCATATTGTTGCTTGCAGTGATGCTTTCACTAGCTAATGATACTTCTTCAACAAGACCATTATATTGGTCTCCAGTTTCTTCTGTACCTGAATTATTATTGCTTAAATCAACATTTGCACTATCTGTTTCAACTTCAGTGTTTGTTGTTACTGGAGTTGTGATAGTTGTTGAAATATTATTTAATGCATTTTCAACATCAGCAGTATTGAATCCATTTACAATGTTTTTTCCAACATTTTTACCTGCTTCATATGCTGATTTTCCTTTGTCTTTAACTCTTTGTAGCATGTTAAAGAATTCTAGTACTACTTTTTCTTGGATTATTCCTGGTGAATGTATTCCCATTGCGGAAAGCATTCCGTCTACAATTTTTTTACCGATTTGCTTTGCATTTTCAACTAATTGTGAACCTGCAGATAGTATTCTTGAGCCTATGTTTAGGAATTCCTGGTATACTTTTTGAGGTAATTGCTTTATCCAGGACATTACTCCAGATACTACTTGTGATGCTTTTGTTTTAGCATTACTTACCCATTGTGCTCCTGCAGTTATTACTCTTACAGCAACTGCTAAAAGATACATTTTTATTTTATCTGGCAATTGTCGGATAAATTGAACTACTCCTGTAAGGAAGTTTCTACCAGTATTAACTGCATTATTCCACATTGACTGAGCCCAACTAACAACACGATTAATCACATTTGATAATATTGTGCTGATTGTTGATTGAATAGCTGCCCAAGCCCAAGCAATTGCTTGTTGAAGACTTATTTGACCAGTAATTAACTGGCTAAAAATTGTTGCCAGTTGCATGAATAAATTGAATAATGGAGTTACAATATCAAGTACAAGTTGCCATGCTGGACCAAATACACTTAATAAGAATGATGCAATTCCATTGAAAACATCCCATATTATGGTGAGTATGTCTATTGCAAGTTGAACTCTAACTTTGAAACTTTCAAATACTGCTCCTATTGCATCGATAACTGCTCTTGTTCCATCAACTTTACCTTTTGCACTTTCTGGGAATATTTCATCCCATATTCCTTTCAACCAATCTACAACTGGTTTGAGAGATTCATTCAAATCAGACCATGCATCTTGAATTGCTTTGATAGTTGCTTTTACATCAGGATGATTTATGAATGCATCCCATAATCTACCAATATTATTCTTTATGGCTTCGAGCATGGTTCCTACATCTTTCCACCAACCAAAAGCTTTACCTACTTCATATATTGCTACTGCTATTGCAACTAATGCCACAACAACCCATGTTAATGGATTTGATAAAATTGCTCCTGCAACTGCAA